TCCTTTCGTTTTGGTTTCCCTAGACCGGCGCTAGTCGCCGGTTTCGCCGCGTCACCATCGCGGCTCGTCAGTAGGGCTAGGCGCTTCGGAACATGTCAGGCTGAAACGCTGAGACCGTTGCGCCTACGGTCCTCGTGTCGGCGTCTAGCAACGCCCAGCGGGCGGACGTGACCGGCTGTTCCGTCGACCGGCGAACAAAGGTCGAATACTTGTATGGGTTATAGGTGACCGGCGAGTAAACTGGATGTCCGCCGCGCCGCATCCAATGCGCTTCACGCCGCATTGCATTGCGCGATAGTGGGTCCATGTCTTCGCCAATGGTCCGGACGATGCCAACAATACCGGCGTGGACGTTTTTACGCTTGTCGCGGATGACACGCTGCCGCCCAGCTTCCGAGACCTTAAACGTGCAGTCGGACATTTCGATCATTGAGCTATGGGCAATCACGCGGCCTTTGTTCGGACCTTCCAGCGCTTTGATGGACCACACTTTGCGATGCAGGTTGAAATAGACGAAACATTTTAGACCTTCTGGGTTTTGCTTTTGCATGGCTTTAGTTCCTTTCGTTTGGGTTTCCGAGACGCCCTTGCGGGCGTTTCGACCGGTTCCCGCCCGGTCTCATCAGTCGGAATTAAGCGGCCTCGCGTGTCGTGGTTTGCTGTACCTCATGGCAATAATTGGCCGCCGCTTGTGCCTTCGCCGCCGCCGTGAATATCGCCTTCGGCTCGTTCTTTAGGCGTTCGATCCAATGGTTCAAATACTGGGCGTGGTCGTCGCGTGGTTCCGGCGATATGCCTAGCGAGCCGCATAGCATCGCCGCGCCTAGTTCGGCGACTAGTTCCTCGGCGGCATAATCTTTTGTTCCGCTGCCGGTCGTAAAATTACGATCTAGCCGTGACTTGTGGCCGGTCCAATGTGTCAACTCGTGCAGTAGTGTTGCGCTGTATGCTTCCGGGCTGTCGAATTGGCATTGTTTAGGCATGTTGATAAAGTCCCGAGACGGCACGTAGAACGCTCCGGACGGGTCGGCATTAGTGACCGCCGCGCCCGCGCCCGCCGCGAATTCGTCGGCTACCGTGTCCGGCATGTCGACGGTTCCGGCGGCGACGGTCGGCGCTTCATAGCCGTCGACTTGGTCGGCGTTAAATACCGTGAACGAGCGTAACAGGCGGACGCTTTTGTCCTCGCCGGTTTCCTTGTCCTTCACAATGATCGGCTTGTACAAGACCACCATCTCGCCGCGCTCGCCCTTGCGGACCTGAGCGCCCATAGTTTCCCATTGCTTATAGGTCGCCCAGTGGCCGGATGAATACCCGCCGACCGCTCGCGCCATGGACAGTATGAGCCAGTTGATACCCTGATAATTTTTCTTGGTAGACATCGACAGCGGACCGTCTCCCGCCGCGACTGTCCAGCTCTTGGTCCAGTTAGACCCATGTTCCTGCATCGCTTGGATAACCTTGTCGGCTATTTCGCGATGGATTTCGGCAGTAGTGCGTTTGGATTTCTTCGGCATTTCCTTAGTTCCTTTCGTTTGGTTCGGTTTTGGCTTTAGAAATTAAAATCAATAAAAACTTCGGTTCCCTTCTTGATGTAAACGTAGCGGCTTATGTCGTCCCAATCATTGAGAATGTACCGCCGCTCAAACCGGCAATATTCGCCCCGCGTAAACGTCGTTTTGGCGTCGACCTTGCGGCGAACGAAATCGCCCTTCTTAACATTCTCTATTTTGATCCGTGTAGTCATTGTCTCGCTTCCTTCGGTTGCTGTCACATCTCTTAGATATATGAATATGGTGTTACGTAATCACTGGACAAGGGGCGGACCAAAAATAAAAAACAGTGCAACACGGGTTAGCGTGTCGACGGCCCGCCGGATATCCGCCGCCATCGCCCGGCATCGCCCGCCGCCGCTGGTTGTCCAGCTGGTCGACGTGGTGCCGATACCGTCGCTCGTCAGGTCTATAGACTGACGCACCACGCCGGAATGCTTGGCGTTCTAGCGCCATATTCTGGAATGGGTAGACTGTGAGTATGCCGACCGGCTCGACCGCCGCCGCATCGCCGCCGCGACGATCAAAAAAGTTTGAGCCTGTCCGGACTTGAAGCCGGGGGTATCGGGGGGTCGCCGTGTTTCATTTCGGGGGAGATATGACCTTATGAATTTTCCGCAATTTTTCAATCGGGACTACAGTACTCTACTGTTAAGGGTCACGCGGAAACATATAGTAATCCTCCTGCCAGCTCAGTAGCGTTGCGTGGCAATCATTGTGCGCGTCGGTCACCTCAAAGATCACGAACGTGCCAACAGCAAGCGGTGTGATCACCACAGTCACGATCTGCACCAGCCGCAACAATCGTTTACACGACAACTTGCGTCACCTGAGTTCTCGCGCCGCCCTTTCGAACCCCTCTGGTTCCCAGCTTCGCACCGCCCTCCATGAACTCTAGGAAGTCCTCGATCTCGTCGTCCATCCGACCCTCTAGTACCGCCCGTGCCGCTTGGTCGACATCCTGTGACATCGATCTCTGGTAACTGGCGACAGCTCCTGCGAGACAATCGAGCCTATCGTCTCTTTTGAGGCTCCCGCGATCTCTTGTTATGTGCGTCAGCTGGTACAACAAACTGTACAGATGGTCATCTGCCGTAGCTTCTCGTCTCACCAGCGTCTCATCGATGACCAGACGATGCTGTGTAAGTACGGGCTCAAGGGTGTCGATGATCCGTAGCTCCTTTTGTCCCTTCGCCCACTCGCTCTCTATGACGGTACAACCACCCGCCCAGATGTCATTCAGTATCGGTTGGAACGCAGCGATCCACATGCCCTGTCCGTAGTTCGGCTCGACCTCAACCGTGTTTACGTCGTACTTCCGAGCGTCCATGGCGATGCGTGTCATGGCTTCGGTTGGATCACCGGCAAACCCTTGGCAGTCCAGTAGATACAAAAGGCCATTCAGAGAGGCGACTATGGACCACGCGGTCTCATCGGCACCTCGTCCTGACGGATCGACAAACAGGACTTTCGACTCGTATGGTTCCCACTCTTTGTCCACGAACAGTGGTCGCAGAAAGTGATCCCCAGAGAACCCGATGTTCGGAATGTCTCGGATGTAGTTCTCCTTGTCGTTCTCGCGGCCCCATTGGACTTGCAGTGGAGCCTTGAGTGGACTGAGAGACATCACCTGTAGGTCATGCTGTTTCAGTGGATACCTCTCGGCATCTGACAGACTAGTGTCCAGCATATACTGGAGTGCAAAGGCGCTACGGCCCTTGGCCTCGATGGACAACAATTCGTCCTCACCGAACCGTGTGTCGGTGGGTTGTCCATATGTTATCTCGTCGTTGTCGAATTGCTCCATCAGGTAGCTGGCAAGGATGTTAATCTCTTCGCCACTGTCGACGTATGTCAGTCGATAGTTGCCCAGCTTGTCAGCTGTAGGAAACCTTGCAGGGATCGTGTAGCAACTAAAGTTCATTTCCTTGACCAAGACGTTGTAGATCGACTCTTCGGTCTGTGGAGTACCAAGGAAGATTATGTCTCCCTTCCCATGTTCGGTCTTGGTAATCGGAACGAAGTCATTCTGAACCACACGTATGATCCGTTGACGGCTGTCTTCGGTCAGCGAGTTCCTCTCGACCTCTACGTCATCAGCAATCAAAAGTGTCGAGCGGCTACCTGTCAGCATACCGCCGATGCCTCTTGCTGCTACTGAGTAGCTCTGAGACAGACTAGCGCCACCTACGTCGAATTGGTCGGCCATGTCCCGTCTGGTTGCACCGTTGTCCCTTGGACCTTCCAGCAACCATTGGACAAGCTCCATGGACTCAAGAATTCCTTTGGTCTGCGCCACGAACTCTTTGGCTTTACTGCCAGACGCGGAGACGACGAGAATCTTTTCGTCACGGGGGTTCCGCATGAGCCGCCAGATTGCGTAAACGCTAGTAATGTAAGACTTACCAAGAGAGCGAAAACAACGAATGATATCCTCGCGTGGTCCATGGCTCTCTGCGTTTTCTTGTGTTGAGTCAGCTCCATGTTGCAGACGATGGGCGATCTCATACTGCGCCATTGTAGGCGAGGGCAGTCCCAGATGGGACCACGCGAGGAACAGGAAGTTTCGAAAGTCTTCGTAAGCCCCGTGAACTTCCGGTGGCATAGAGGTGGTCCAATGTGGTTCCTTATTGACCAGTAGTGGCTCTAACATCGGTCGTACATTTTCCGCCAGAGCCATGAGTTAAAGTTTGATACAATGCGCGACAGTTTCTTCATCACGCAGCTGTTCCAGACTGGATGTTTGTACGAGCCTCTCATCAGCTGATCGTCACCTTAGTGTCGAACGGCATGACGTTTTTGAACTCCTTCAGAGACTCGCTGATACGCTGGGCAGTCGGTAGGTCTTCGAGTTGTTCTGGCGGTGGAAATTGTTTCAGAAAGTTAACCATCGCTGAGACCATCGCTGGTGACAGCTCGTCGTCCTCTGCAACAATCTGCAACAACCGTTTACCAAGAGCATCTTTGAGACGCTCACTAGCTGTTTTCACTTTTGTCTCCTTTGAAAAACATGAGTAGAACTTTTCGAACTCCTGTATGCGGTCTGACGCAATGCTCCTCGTCAGACGTATGGATCATCATGTCTCGATAGTGGAAATGTGCGCTCTCGGAGTCCCGATAGAAAAACTCACCTCCAGCGAAAGAGCTTGGTGGTGTCAAAAGAACTGACGCCGTTAGAACACACCACGTCATGTGGCCGCTGTTGCCGGTGTCAGTGTGCCAACCGTGACCGTGTTGGTTATGTTCGACCGTTGAATATGATGGATGTGCGGTAGATACCCGATGCTCTTTCTGAACTATCCGAACGAGAGGGTGAATTAGAGGGTCGAAGAGTTCTATCTGTCCGCTGCGAGACGCGATAGCTCTAGCTGTCTTACCATCGATGACATTAGGAATCAGGCTTTTTGACATGTGGGCATCCGTCTTTAACTGGTCGTCCACACTTTTCACATTTTGGATCAACGGGGGTTCCAAAACGAACTGGATTACTGTCTGTCATGTGCTTTCTCCAAGCTGTTTAAACGATCTTTAAATTCAGACATTTTGTGGAGACTGTACGCTTCCGAAAGAATTGAACCGGCAATCAAAGGTACGCATCCGGTACAAGCTGCAAGGGCCATAAGGACAATCAGTCGTCTTGTTGTTTCCAACTCTTGATGCCTTTCTCCGCTCCTCGCGAGACGATGTAACCTGAGAGACCCAAGCTAAGTAGGGTCCACATGTCGGGTGGTATCTCTAAGTGTACCGCTGGTAGTCCAAAGGTCTTTAACCACGGTACGATGATGTAGTTGTTCACAATGATTACAACAAACGACAACATTGTGATCGGTCGCCAGCTGCGTTGTATCCAGCTTTCGCCCTTTGCTTCTGCAATAACGACAGACGCGGCAGCTTTCTCTATCGAAGCGGAGTGTTCCATAAGGCTGGCCTGTAGTTCTGCGCGAACCTTATCTTTCTCGACTGTATCTGGAAGAACTCTGTCGAGAACTTTACCAACAACCGGAAGCAGAGAGCTAATTAGACCTATCATATCGTCGATGCCTTCTTAAAAACTACTGGAAAACAATTACCGTCCCAATCGATGAACTCACCTTTTTCTCTGCGTGACTCCATCAACATTAAAATCAATTCTGGTGGTGGACATCCGCCATCTACCAGTCTCTTTTCAAAAGTGAACGACCCATCTGTGTGCATAAGGACTAGAATAAGGAGAAACTTTTGAATAACTGGCATTACTTTGAATCTCCTTTTATAACTGGATGGGACCCGTTGTGCATTTTATGCAGTCGCGTAAGTTCTTCAGAATGTGACTCAATAGTTGTCTCCATTCTTTCCAAAGATCGGTGAAGTTTCTCACGGTTTTCTGGTGAAAGTATGGTGGTTAGTACAGATACTTTGTTCTCTGCAACTTGCGTTGAGATATTGTTTTTCTCTAAGTTGTCGAAGAGTTCTGCAATATTCTTCTGCATTTGTTTGGAGTCTTCTTCCAACTCTATGCATTTTTGTCGCGTAACGATGAACGAAGTTATTACACTAATTAACATCCCACCGAGCGTGATGAGCAGTCGGGCGTCCAATTCCATCGCCTAAAGTTTTGCCCTCAACGCAGCAATTTGAGCGTCAAGCTCCTTCATCCATGTGGGATCAACTGCCATCTCTCGTATGCGTCTTGGCGTTGCTGTGACTTCCAACGCTTCAATCTGTTTAATAATTGCAAGACGCGTTTCGTATTCCGCAATCCATTTTTCTTGGTCTTCGGCACTAGGCATCTCGCCCGGATATTCAACAAGCGCATCGTCAACCACGCGAACACCAGCGCGGACACCGAATTTGTAGTCGATAGCTGCGTGTAGATTACTCATGCGCCTATCTCCATTGCCGTGATGCTTGATTTTGTGCGCGACCCATAATCGGCGTCTGTGTCGTTTTGCGTTCGGTTGAAATAAATCGTGCCATTGTATGAAGCACCCAAGGTGCCTTTAATTTGGTAGGTCGTAGCGCTCGTCGTCGATGGAGAATCTAAAAGAGTAAATGGAGCCGGATGCATTTCCAACGCATAGATGGTGTAATTTGTTGGCAAAATTGATACGGTACTTCCTATTCGCGAACTTACGTTTGCCGCGCCGACCGTCGCTGCTCCACGGAAAATTGCAATGTGAATTGTGCCTCGAACACTCGACGCAACCACGGTGTGTCCAAAAACTAAAATCTTACTAGACGTAGCTGATGGCGTAATCGTGACCGCTAGGCCGGTCAGATCAAACCAGTCGTTGACGTTTGCCGACGAGAAGCTGCCCGTGGTTTCCAGCGTTGTGGACACAACTTGCAGAACCTTACCTGTCGATGGGAGCCGCGCTGCCGGTACTGTGCCGGATGCTAAATTGCTGGCATTGAGCGCCGTGAGGTTTGCGCCAGATATCGCCGGGAGATCACCCGTCAATGTTCCGGTCAGGTTTCCGGTTGTCGTTAAGTTCTCATCGCCAAACCCTAAAGTGCCGGTCGAGGATGTTATCGTGCCGCTGCCGTTTATTGTTACGCTCATTTTTTACTCCATCACTCAGGCGTGTCAGGCCAAGTCGGCCAGCTTTTCATCGCGTCAAAATCGTCAACCGGCGGGGCTGGAAGCGTTGCTGGGAGATCGCGAAGCGCCGTTCGATACGCTGTCTGTGCATCGGTCATCGCTGGACTGTCGGCAAACGACCACCAATCGGTTTCAGCGAGTTTCGCGTTCCGCTGGTCGCGCATCACTTGCATAGCCCGGTCAACGCGGCCCGCTTCAAATGCTGACTCAGACGCTTCAAGAGCCGCAAGCTCGTCGCCTGTTATCTCGACTTGAGACTGTCCGTCAGGAGTCGCAACTGTTTTAAATCTAGCCATCATCTGCTCCTAACTGTTTGCTATGCCGTAGACGCGCACGGTGCCGCTGGCGACGTTTCCGCTCGAATAGGAAATTTGGAATGCGTTAGTGTCTAAATCGCCGCCACACTCTCCTGCGCCAAGCAGCATCTGGTGATAATTGCTGCCATCGCCCATTCGCGATTTGAAATCCCAAACGTATGTCGTTCGCATCGCGTCAGAGATTGGAGAATAAATAAGGATGTTACCGTTCGTTCCGGCGTCAGACGCTGTGCTGTTGCAACTACTAGCCAGTATCTGTGGAGACGTTCCCGTGCTTTCGGAATTGCCATCTCCGGACGGCCCAGCATAGAAGTGTTTCAGCACATATTGGTAATTGCTCGTTATGTACGACGAACCGTTGTCGGCTGAGAACAACATATTCATCGAGACGTTATTCGTTGCTGGAACGAGGTTTGTTAGCACCACCAGATAGTTCAAATAGGTAGATGAAAACGTAGAATTGATATCGATGCTTGCGCTGCTCGATGCCGTCACGGTTGTAATAAGCGTCAGACCCGCCGCAGGAGCCGCTCCCCACGTATTGTTTCCGTAAAGGATCGTTGACGAGGACGCCGTTCCTGATCCAAGCCGTGCGGTTGGAACTGTGCCGCTTCCGAGATTGGTAGCGTTTAACGCGGTTAGGTTTGCCCCTGATCCGTTAGGCGCGAGGACATCTGTTCCAACGGTCAAGCCGAGGTCTGACCTCGTTGTTGTGAGATCGGCGGGGTTTAGTCGTATTGTCATCAGTCGCTCCAGTGAGCGTCGTCGCTCGCATCAAAATTTAAAATTTCCTCGTCGCTCATCGTTGCAATCGATTCCTCGATCTCGTTCGATTTGGTACGGATAGCCGTGACTTTTGCCCATTCAGTTTCCGCCGCTGTCTTGGTGTCGCTGTTAGTTGAGGACAGATCAGCAATTACGTTTCGCTGACGCCATTCGGGCATGATCGCGAGGATGCGTTTCGCCGCTTCAGCTTTAACATTGGGCGTCAGTTTTTCTTGGGCATCAGCGGCGTCGATGTAGATCACCGTGGAGCCTCGATTGATGGTCATTACGATCTCTCCTCGATAATCAATTGAGTGCTAGAGATTGCTCGTCCGGCTTTCCCAAAACCCGCATCGGTCGTTTGCACGCCACCACCAGAGCCAACATAATATGTCGTTCCGGCAGTCAGTCCGCCACCACTTGGCGTAGCGGTTGCGCCCGGTAACTGAACGCTGACAGTTGCGCCGTCACCAGCGGATGCCGCTGCGAAACCAAGGAAGTTTGAGCTGGTCACATTGGTCGATGTGCGAGCGGGTCTGACGCCAAACGATACAGATGCTGCGGATGGCATATAGAGATACGTCAAAAATCCTCCAGCATCAGGCGACCAACAGACATCATTGTAATGACTAGCGACATCAGTTGAGATTTCGACAGCCGATGCTACGGAAAAAGTGTCCGCCGCCGCGTTCGATCCAGTAGTGATTGTCACCAGCCACATTGTTAAACGATTGCTGTTTGCGGCGTCAGGACCGAAACACCCAACAAGGTTCGTGCCGGGGATCACGGCACACGCGGCAGTCGGGTTGCTTGTACCGGGATAGCTCGCTTGAACTGTCGCCAGCGCCGATTGTGAATAGCCGCCGGTCAAGGAGATCGTCCGTAGGAATTTGCCATCAAACCAAACAGCCCGGTCGAGACCAGCATCGTATTTAACTTTGCCACTATGCATAAACATGTCGGAGTCGTTCCAGTCCCCCTCGCCCTCTTCCGTATACGTTGTCGATGATCCGGTCCCAGAAATCGAACCGTATCCGAGACGCACTCTGTAGTCGGACGCGGCGTGGTAGCCATGTTTTAGGATCATTAATTTTGACGGCCCCGAAAACCAGATCGGGGAGATATAGTAGTGGTACGTTTCGCCGCCTGTTGTGATTCCGGCGTTGTAATCCTGTGGAGACGAGAGGCTGTCGCCAGACGCATCGCTTCCGAGCGTGAGTCCATAAAATCGATAAAACAAATTCGCCGTCGTGCCGGTGTTTGGGTACGCGGTACAGATCGCATGGTCGTTAGCGCCGATGAATACCGAGGAGCCGTAAGGAAAATTCGCGCCAGCAGCGTCAGTGATCCCATCAACGTCGAGGCCATTAGATGTTGAATAGCTCGCCGTATATATACCGGGATAATAGGGCGAAGTGTTCTGACCCTGACAAATCACTCGATCATGGGTTTCCGAGTAGTCGGCACCATACGCACTTGACGTGCCGCTGACGACAGCATTCGTCGTCTCCGTGATTACCATGCTAGTTGATAAATCCCAAACACGCGCTCTCGTAGCGTCTGTCCCGCTTACAGTGCTTCGCTGCAATACAAAGAATTTATTTGGGACGGTCATGTAGGCAATTCGCGCAGCGTCAGACGCCGTTTCGTTAGCCGGGGTGAACGCAGAACCAATTAACTGTGTGATCGATGTTCCGACGACTTCGCTTGCCGTTCCGTTAGTGTTGAGCAGTACAGCTTTGCCAGCCGTGATCGCGCCAGATGCAGTTAGGTCAATCGACCCGCCAGATGGAGGAAGAACCGCGCCAGCCAGTTTGCCGTCAGCGCCGACGAGCGGGACGTTTCCGTTGGTGGTTCCTGTGTTGACGACAGATGCTGTACCTAGTCCGAGACCTGTCCTAGTAGCTGCGAGGTCGTCAGGATTTATTGTCCATGTACCCATTTTAAGTTCCTATAACGTGCCAAGTTGCGCCGCTCGAAACCGTCACGCTGGAGCCGCTTGTTATTGTGATTGGGCCAGCGGACATTCCGTTGCTGCCGCTTGGAATCGTGAGGGACGCATTGCCGCTGATTTGATTTTTGTTGGTGCGAATGACACTTTCCTCGCCAGTTCCGTTCCCGTCGAAACCGGGTCCACCGCCACCAATCGATCCCCACTCGCTTCCGTTGTACCCTTCGAACACAGTGTCGGTGGAATTGAACCGAATGAAACCAGCGGACGGCGAGCCATCGCGTTGTCCTGTCGTTCCTGACGGGAGTTGTCCGCTGCCCGTGGTTGACGTTTTGGTGACAACAGCATCACCACTGACGGCGGCGTCTTGCCATGATGATCCGTTGTAGATTTTGAGGACGTTGCTAGTCGTGTTGAAATATTGGTCACCGGCAGTTAGCGCATCGCCGTCGTTGTCTGCCGCTGGATCGCTGGAGAATGCTCCAAGGTAGATGTCCGTAAAGTTGTCGAGTGCCGTTTCGGCAGCATTCTTCGCAGCGACCGCTCCGGTCTGTGCTGTTTCCGCTGCCGTCTGTGCGGTCTGCGCGGCGGTGACGTTCGATGCACCTGTTGTGATCAACCCGTCGACATAGTTCTTCGTCGCGGCATCTTGTGCGCCGGTTGGATTCGTAACGTTCGTAATTCGAGTCGTCACCGC